GAAAACAACTTTATAACAATATATTGTTATCCCCCATACCATAATATGGCGCACTTTTTCCTTGCGTATCCCAAACTGATAAAGCCTGGGATTGACTCGTAGTTTTTTTAGCCTAAACTCTACTCCCGTACATAAACTGATTTTCATTTTAGTTCCCCCCTACGGTTCTTTTTCGGATTGCATATCCGAAAACAACTTTATAACAATATATTGTTATCCCCCATACCATAATATGGCGCACTTTTTCCTTGCGTATCCCAAACTGATAAAGCCTGGGATTGACTCGTAGTTTTTTTAGCCTAAACTCTACTCCCACGCATAAACTTTTCATTTTCGTTCCCTTCGTTATTGTTATGCCTATATAATATCGCAACTACCATGCCAAACGATAAATGGCTAATGCAATAGCAGTTTCGCAAGTCTGCGATAGCACCTTGTAAGGTTTTCCGACAGTATAAAAGTGTAATTGTTATAAGTCTATGGTATATAATGACTTACGTACATGTAAAATTTTCCGACAAGTTTATTGGAAATTTTACGGTTTTAATTCCCATATATAGTGTATCACGTATCCTATAATACACGGCAGGAGATAAATCACCTGTCAAGTGTGCTTTACCGGTGCAATTTACAAATAATGTCAAGCTCTTCACCCATGCAGTTTACAAATCACCTGTCAAGCTTATATGTCAAGCTTGACAAAAGCCCGTCAAGGGTTTAAACGATTAAACCAGCTGGACAAAGAAAAATGTGTGCGGTTTGTCAATTGACGAGCAACAGTCAAGTGGGATTTCCGATTTGGCAAGTTTTGAGAGTTTTGTTTCCTCCCGCTTTACGAGGTTCCTTAGTAGCAGAAATTTTTTTCTTAAATTTTAATTTTATTTTAAAATAAAAAAGCTCCAAAAAATTTTTGTACAGGTGACAAAAACTCTTGGAGCTTACCTTTAAATTTAAAAATTTAGAATTAAAAAAATTAAAAAAATTAATTTAACTCTCACAGAATTCATTCCAGAGATCTAAAGTATTTCTCTTACCCTCTTCTTAAATCTAGATGGGAATTCAATTTCTCTGATCTTCAGTTTTTTTAAATCCAACTCTAAAAACTCCTCCTGCATTTTTATTTTGTATTCTGTAGTCAAAGGAAGTTCAACAAGAATTATTAAGTTATCTTCTTCAACACAACTATATTTCAAAAACTTACCTAAGGTTTTTGATTTATATTTATATAAATAACTACTCCTAGACTATGTAGAATCTCTAGGAAATATGTAAGCTAAGATTATTTATTTACCTCCTATATAATAGTATATACATAAAAAGATTTTTTGTCCTAGACTAAAAGTTTTTAAGTGCCCGAAATTAGTACCACCGTTCGTTAGCTGCCAAGATCTCCATCCAGAGTCGAGTACACCCAACTCGTTTAAAAATGCTGCCGGTTTTCACTTCTTCCCATGCTTTAAAATATCTTAAGGCAACGGATTCTTGAAACTCCTTTGTAATCACTCCAAGATACCTTGCAACCTTAACAGATTTAGGCCTAATCGCAAACATATCTATCATGAATTCGAAAGGAATGCCCACAGGTTTTCCCATCATCCATCCGTAAGTGCAACCTTGAGTTGCCCAACCCTCATCAATGTGATGAAAAGGTACGTCTTTGACGTATTCTTTGTGGGGCCCGAGTTCCTTACCTTCTGACCAACTATTAACGTAAAACTTTTTTGGGCTGGCTCCAGAATCTGAACCATATCCCGAAATTTTCCAGTCAAAGGGTATGGCATCATCGTGTTTAACATAATACTCTGCATCGAGAATGCCAAACAAAGGTACATTATAGTTCAAAAGAACGAAATTTCTTCTTATCTCAACATCCCGAAAAAAAGCTGGGTCCTTTAGTAAGCCTGCTTCGAGATATTGTGTAAAAAGATAAAGCCCTGCAGGTGCTGCTTCTTTTCTATTCTGCGGCTCAACATTCTGTTTCCAGAGAATCTGTTCTCCTGTATCGTCTTTATATTTCTCGCGATCCTCTTCACTAAACATACCTTTTAACAGCTTATCTTTAAGATCAATTCCCTTTTTTTCTGCAATATATTTTTTTACGAAGTAGTCGAAAGAAGAACCAACAGCCATTTGCATTGTCTGCGGGTCTCTTTTCTTAGGATCGTCCATCATCTTCTCCAGAACATAGGTATTAGGCATATTCTCGATAGCTGATAAACTACTAGGCGATAGAAACTTAGGCGACCTCATTATTTTTACCCCCAAGGAATACTGGCTCTAATAAGCCAATGATTTTAAAGATTGATTGTCTGTTAACACTGTTTTCATTGTAAGACATAGCCAAGGAGACTAATCGAGCCTTACAAAAGTACACCTTAATGGCAAAAAAAGCGTCAGGATGTAACTTATCTCCCTCTCGGTATTTTACTAGATCTGCTCTTGGCAGAACTGAACAACCAAGAAGTCTTACTTTCTCACCGCTCTGCAATGTACATAGGTGTGAGTTTTGAAAAACCTTAATGTCTGACCCTAACTTATTTAACATAAGACAGTTTATGCCTTGTGTTAAATACAGATGCCCTGCCGAAAATACTAAGCTTTGCATAATAAACCTGCCTCTTTCATTTTAACTACTAGTTCTTGCATCTGAGGATGCGCTTTTGGGCAGTCTCTTAGGTCTAAGAAACCTTGCCACTGCTTATTTGGTGCTGTTACCACTATTTGCGTTCTAAGAGCATTTGGCAACACATCTCTAGCCTGTTGTGGAATCTGCCCTGCATTTAGCAGTTCTTCATAAGCTGTCGCGCTAACCAACATATTTTTTACCCATACATAATCAGCACCAGTAAGACTTTTTAGGGTAGACTCATCGTGTTCTCCTAAATAAACATCGATCCAGCTCGGTCTGATGACACGTAGAACGCCGTAGTACCTGCAGTATCTTGTACTCTCCTGAGTGTAAGAGAATAGATCTCTATGCCGAACGAGTTCGTGTGAAACACCTCTGTTTGTAATACAGTCTAATGTCGTGTAATCATCCCACTCTGTTACAGGCAATGGGTTTCCACTGTAAGCCTTAAAATAGTCTGCCAAATCTTCGAAAAAGACTGGGTATTCCTGAGTTATTGACCACGTGGCACGATTAATATATCCCTGCTTAATTGAGTCACGCCAAGCGCGAATATTGCCAGCCACTCCAACGGCTGTGGGCAAGGTATACTTATTTCCTAACCCTGGCATGAAACCAAAAGTCTGAACTTCGCACCAGAAATGTTCTAAAACACTTTCATGCCCACGCTCAATAATTTTCCGAATAAATTTTTCTGGCTCCCCTCGTGGATCGCTTTGATAGGCCACTCGACCACAGTACTCAATCTTGCTATAAGGGTCTAGTTGATTCACTTTGGACACACTTTGATCAAACAAACTGATTTTCATTTTCATTTCCTAGCTAAACGTTCAAGAAAAAAAGTAACCATTCCTAAATCCTTTTCTGCTACATGTTCTAAGGCTAGTCTACTACGTATAAGTAATGTATTTTCAAATACAATATCTTTTACATCACAGTTAAGGACTTGGCATAACTTAGTTACAAGGTGCACAGGAACACCTCTAGATCCTCGCTCAAGAAGTGAAATCATTCCTTGGGATAAGCCTAGCAATTTAGCTAAGTCCTGCTGTGAGAGACCTTTAGCCCTTCTTTTTTCCTTAAAAGAAAAGTTATTTATTTTCATCTTCACTCCTAAAAGTATAGAGACCTGCACTTTAAACGAAAGTTTAAAGTGCAGGTTTCGTTTGGTTAGATTTCAATGTTAGCTGCCATGTCTGCAGCTTCTTTCATATTTTTAAACTCCTCAACACGGTATATAAGATTGGTCCAATTACAATAATCACAGTTACATGAACCTAAACAGATACCAAAATATTCTTTGTTTGTAGCGTTTATAGGTTCCTTGGTAATCCTTGCTATTTCCTCGTACTTAAAATACTTTTTTATGCATTTCTGCAAAGCTATCATTGTTTCTTCGTTCATAATAATTCGTCCACATAATCTGGTTCAAGTCCAAATTCGTCTGCTACATATTCCTCAAGTTCACCTAGACAGGTACATTCAGCAGCAAAGGCTTTAGCCAGCTCGATAGCGTTATTTGCCTCTTCTTCTGTCTTCCCATCTCGACGCATCAACACCTCTTTTAACCCTTCTTTCATATTTTTAGCCTCCGGTTTTCTGGTAAAAGATAATAAGCACAATTTGCAGGTTGAAAAAGTTTTGAGTATGCGCGTAAAAGCTCAGGTTTTCCTTTCTCCCCTCTAAAGTCTACACCTTCGATTAACCAAATGCCTATTCCGTGCAGAATCATTTTTGGAAATTCAATTATCTGAGATCGAGTAAAAGGTCTACCAGATATCTTACACTCTACAAAACGCATAGTGTAGTTAGGATGGCTGATTAACAGATCTGGCACACCTTCTTGAAATTGATTACCGTGCATCTTTTTAACATACCATCCCTTGTGTGTAAGATACACAGTGAGTGGATCAACGATTTTTAACCCTTCTTCTTGACGCATAATGCCGCTCCATTCACGGCTAAAGTTGCAATATGTTCGTAAGCTCGTCGAGCATCGTCCTCAGTGGCAAGGACAGTGAGGGTATTTAACTCCTCACGAATTTTTCCTACTACGTAAGGATTACCGCAATCTTCGACAATCTTCTGAATCTCTGGAGTCAGATTCTTTCTAACAGAACTTAGAACTAAGTTTTTGATACGGGTATTGATCATTAGTACCTCCTAAGAATAGCAATATATTTTTTTAACCAAGCCATATCCCCTGCAGAGAAATGGTCTTCAACTTCTGTTCTCTCCTCTTCTGATAGTCTGGGTATAACTAACTCGAGTTGCGCACCCACATTAACCAGACATCGGAGCCTGTTAAACTCATCTTTGTATATTTCCATTTGATCTTTTAGTCGCATAACTTCTCCGCATGTATTCCGTCATCGATAGGGTGTATTCTTTTTCCCTTTCTTCTCTGCTTACAGAACTCTAATTCTAGCACGTTCATAGAATCTATTATGTGTTCAAGGTTACCGTCCTTTCTATACGCTTGTATTCTTTTCTCAACATTAGTAATTAAATCATATTTGTCAGAGTGGCACCCACTTCTTAGACCGTATCGAAAAGCTCCCATCACGTATCTCGCACGTCGTGCGTTTTCACATTCTTGGTTCCATTCCGTTTCCTCTAAGTTATCCGGTAAATCAGGGCTAATATCTCTCTCCCCCTCCCCTATTTTCCACCTCCAAAGATTGAGAAGAAAATATTTTATATCTCTGCGCAAATAGCTGTTGGAGGACATCCATTCACTCCTATCTCTTGAAAGTTAAAGGTGATTTCTTTCCCTACTGGCCACATGGAACTGACATACGACCACTCTCTCTGCTCGTCAGAGAAACCTCCGCCCACCTTAAAATACACTGTCTTACCGACCATGTCAGCCGTTCCACCGTGCATAGATAGCACATTATCATCCCAGGTAACTTTAACTTCTAAACTCCCCATGCGGCCTAGATGTTTTCCAGTTCCAGCATTGTAACCTAAAACAATTCCCTCGTAGTCATATGTCGGCTTAAATTTAACCAAGTTATGACTTCGTTTGCACTCATAGTAAGAATAGGGATTAATTAACATTATACCTTCCCAATTTCTCCTCTTGCTTTCTTCGATAAATCCGGTCAGTTCTTTTACAGATGTTACTTTGTTCTGTTCTAGGTATTTAAAAGAGCCCCACTCTCCGCCACTAATTCCTTTGGCGTGCTCCATTCTTTGTAGCCAAGGTAAATTATAGCCCATGTTTGAACTAAATGGCCACAGCTCATAAGGCTTAATGTTATAGACCATAAAGGTAATATTGTTCCACCGAGAATCTGTCACGTTGTGTGAACGAGAAACAGCCACAACGCTCTTGTTGTCATCACACCACAACTCGCCATGTAGAGGAACTTTAAGTGGCAAACGGTCTAAAAACTTATCTGGCGCCATAATTACCTTACCATCTAGAGTCCACAGACCCGTCGAAATTACCTGATGTTTCTTTCTCCAGTCCCCTCCTTCATTATACCAAGAAATTTTCTTGGCACATACTCCTCTTGTGACCCCTCCATCCCATAAAGCTGCATAACCATTCAGCTTTCTGGATGCATACCAACCTATATAACCTTCGAGGTAATTTAGATCACCATTGTGTGCTTTCATTCCAATCATGATTGTTGTATCTCCAGCCAAAGATTTAAGGATGCCTCTGGAGCATAATCATCATCATTATGCCCTCTTTTATACCCAGATAAGTAGGCCTCTTTGTACGTGTGTTTCTCTACCTGAATAAATTTTCTCATAGCACAACCTCTCTAAAAGTTTTTTCACCTGTCCTAGTGTAGTTTATACCGTCAACAAGAACAGTATCTTGATCCTTCGTCACTATGCCGACTCTTGAACACCCACACTTTTTAATTAGGTCTACCTCCTGTTCATTCTCTGGTTGATAGGCACCAGGGATATATTTACCGTTAAAAAGAATTCCGTTCATCTCATCTGGTGTTCCTCTATAAACATGACTCCATTTACTGATAGAGTTGCTAAGCTTAACTCTAACGCCCTTCACTGTCTCTACTAGTTCAACTACATGCCCCACCCTCCAACGTTGCTGAAGGTCTTTTCTATCATGCTTTGTTACAAAGACTAGTTCACCTAGTCTAGGTCTCTTTATCTTTTTCACATTACCCTCGATTCTAGTTGTTTTACAGCCATTCCGAATACCTTTCATAGTCATCTGAAGGGGAATCACTGCTCGGCGAATAATTTTCTATTGCTTCCTTTACGACCGGCCCCAGGGTAACGATACCCTTATACATCGCCCATTGCAGATACCCTGGGTGGTTAGACATTATATTTTTCACCGGGTGTCCTTTGTATTTACCAAAAGGCATAATTCCATTATAATGAAGATGGTATTTTGCTGTGGTCTGAGATAGTAGAGTCACATTATCCTCGATTCTAGTTGTTTCAACTCTCCATTAGCAACTTGCAGCAGTATAGTATCTGCTGCATGGTCACAAGCATCGGCAGCCTGTGCAGCATTATACATTGCTACTTTTTGCACGTCCTCTCGGCATAAAGCAAAACATTTCCACCAACTCGCTGTTTGATGCTACTGTTTAATAAAACCCCGGCCGCATCGTACATTATGCCGGGGTCTTGTTATGTCATTCTTTCCTGATTAACGTATCAGGACACGCTGACTAAATGTTTTCTTAATTCCATAGCTATGGCTCGTCCAACAGGGACGCACCAGGCATTACCGATCTGTCGATTGATATCTTGAGAACCTCCGCAGAACTCAAAGTCGTCTGGGAAACCTTGCAACTTAGCCTTTTCCCTGTGAGTTAGATATCTTTGTTTCACTCCTAACGCTATTCGAACTTGTGTCATGAGAGGTAAACCTTTATTGTCACCGTCGTATCTCCACACAGGGTTATCAGCACCTGTGAGAGTATAAAAGGCTTCTGTTGGCCCAACTCTCTCCTTGCCATTAGACCTCTTAAGCAGGTGACCTACTGGAGGCAGCCCCAAGAATTCCGCCCAGCCAGAGTATAAGTGCTTCCAATGTGTTCCAGAAGGGCAATGTACGTATGCATTAATATCTTCTCTGACACCTATAAAAAACAATCTTACCCTCTTTTGCGGTATACCAAAATTCTCTGCATTTAACCTATACACCACTGTATTATACCCTGGCCAGTATTTAAATTCGGTATAGGCTGGCAGCATAGTAAGGTCTAAAAGAGTCGCCACGTTCTCGCAAACAAAGAATTTTGGCTTTTTAGCATCTACTATCCTTTTCATGTGGTTAAGGTTAGTCAACCCTGAACAGGTGCGAAAAGTTTCCTTAGCACTTGTTCTGGCATTAGAAAATGACTGACAAGGTGGCCCACCAATTATTACATCACAGTCTGGAATGACTGTCGATGGCGTATACTGTATTGCTGCAGGCCAAACAGGAATGTCAAAATTCTTTTCAAAGGTCTCCACCGCCACAGGGTCTATATCGTTAGCGAAGACCGTTTGAAACCCAGCTTGGTGAAAACCTAAATCAGCTCCACCTGCACCAGAAAACAATGATACAAGTTTAAATTTCATTTGTCACCTCGGGTACTCTTATTGCGTCTAGTACACCCCTAATGTTCACCAGTTGTGGTATTTTAAGAGAGGTGTCAATTAGGAGAAGACTTCCTCCTGGCGATGCGGATATTACACAATACCCAGGATCAAAATTTTTAATTCCTACGGTAACATGATCGTGCTCAACAACTATAACGTGTCTCATTTACTCAACTCCTCTTGGTTTTAGCCTCAAAGAAAGTTCCTCAGGGGTTAACTTACGATAAGTAGTCTTTATAGTCTCAACCAACCTGCCTGTGCCACCGCATTCTTTGCAAACTTCGTCCCACTCAATGTCCCAACGTTTGTGGTCGTCAATTCTTTTACTGCAAACATACTTTCCACTACCTTTGCAATCCGGACAAATTATAATCTTCTCACTCATTTCTCGCCCCATGTTAAGATATCTCTCATTTCTTTTTAAAACGGCTAAGTTTAGCGGTCATAAATCCTTCAAAAACAGGATCTACTGAATATTTTGTCTTTACCTCATTTCTCACCCCAGTTTTTCATGTTTCTTTTCCACGACATACCTATTAACGGTACTTTTTCTCTAAAATGTTCTATACTAGAATAGACTGCCTTCTCTACCTTCTCTGCAACAGAAGGATGGCAAGGTGTCTCTATCTCATCATGTATGTTCATTGGCATAACCAACCACTGGCCACACCCGTGCGGTTGCACTTCCCATATTTTAGCTTGTGTATACTTTGTTATGTCACCTCCAGGAGATTGAATTTTATGGTTAGCTGCTGCTCTCATCACAGCACTCTGTAAACCAAAGGCTGCTCCATATAAAGCACTACGAACGGCACCTTGTCCAGTTTGTATTCTCTCACGTCGTTTGACTTTTAATCTTTTACCTGCGTCTACAAGAGAATCAGGAAGATCATTCGCCATATCAAATAGAACACGTACAATCCTAAATTCAAGATCAAAATAACGACGAAAACCAAGAAAAGACTCAACATAACACTTTGGATCTTTCCACATAACTTGTGTGCCTGGACCTTCAGGTTGCCTAAGTGCTGCGAAATCTTCATATATTATCTCCTGACTACGTTTTATCCCTGGAAATCTATGGGACAAGTTTTGTATACCTTCATACGCAATCTCTTCGGTAACTAGCATACACTGAGATATCTTTAGTGCCTGTCCACCGTACATAAAAGCAAAAACACCTTTCTTTCCTCTCCCATACCACCCAGTAAAGTCGTTCTCATTGGACTTAGAAAAAGAAAGAATGTAATCGTATGTCAGAGGAGTTGGATGGCTTTTATATTTATCTGGGTTCTGTTCACAATCTACTTTATAAATCTCCTCTGCAAACAAACCATGTATTTTCTGGCCAGATAAAAGAACTTCTCGTAGACCTGGATCATTATATTCTGCTTCAGCGATAGAAACTTCAAACGCATCAAAGTCACCCCCATCTAGCTCCTCATCCTCTCTGGCTAAAGTGAAAATAGATCTTATATCGTTTCCCTTTTTAATCCCTTGTGGGTTTATACTACCGCCTTTAGATACAAAACCTTCACTGCCTCCTGCAGCACGGTTAGTTTTAGTACCGCTAATTTTAAAATTAACATGCATCTTTTTAGCTACTAGCAGTTTTTCAAGAAGGTCTATTTCCCTATATGCTCGTCTAGCTTCCTGAATAAATGTTATTCTCTTACACAGTTCTGGATTATCTTCTCCCCAATCTTCTACAATACTTTGTAAAGTCTCTTTTTTCGTATTACAAAGAACAAGCTTCTCCATTTCACTACAACTTTCTTGCAGATAGTGTAGAACTTGTTTAGGGGCGTTAACATTCACAGGGCAGTTAGAAACCTTCTCTTTCATTTTAGCGAGTTGAGCTTTTGCAGCAACCAAATCAACAGTGAATCCGCGCCAAAACATAGCACCAACAGCCCAAGCCAACTGACAATCATTATCACCCGCCAATGGATTCCCAAGATACTCTCTAACGATACGAAGGTATTTAACATCGTCACTGGCGTACTTGAGTCTTTCAGTGTCATAAGTCCAGTCATGTATATGGTGTCTGGCAACATAAGTCCAACCTCCGTAAGTAGGAAACCAACCATGTTCTTCAACTTTAGGCAAGGGCCTAAGGTCATCTATTGAAGGTGGTTTTTTTCCTGTTATCATTTCAATAATGACTTTTAATGCAGCAGAAGGATTAAAAGAAAGACGTAAATTAACCCAATCAGGATCTTCTTCATCGTCCGATTGACCAAGCTCTCTACCGGTAATCTTACTTAGCTTCTGCACTAACCAATGGTACCCCACCTTACTTTTAGCAAAATAAATTGAAGGTATCTCAACCTTGCTCACCAGCTCTTCCACTAAAAGATCAGCAAGGATTTTAGGAACTTTTCTAATAACTATATCTTTCTGGTTCAATGTAGACTGAAACTGATTCTTTCTACCGTAGATCAGAAGATCTAAGTGAGATCTGGGTTTAATACAGTACTTATCTATACCCTCCTCCTGCTCAACATCCCTGTAGTCCAGTATCGTTGGGACAAGAGACCTCGGTAACTTTTTAAGAATATTGTATGTACGATTAAAATGGTAAGAGTCGTGACTACCATTAAAGGTACATACCTCATGCTCCATTATCATTTCTATAAGATCTGTGCTAACCCCAGCAGGTTGAGTCCAAAGGTTATGGAGATTAATCTCTCCATAATCCTTTGCCCACTGAATCAACACAGTAGGGCCAAAGAACCCTATTGATTCAGTGTCTGTGTAGATCATAAAGTAAACTTCTCCTGTATACGCCCTATTTCTGATATACATTCTTGCCAGTAAGCAACACCTTCATCGTCTCCTGCTGCCATGTTGGATAACTTTTTACTTTCCAACAAACAGCAATAATTAGCTAACTCTCTATTAAAAACACTGAGCATGTTTTTATACATAGAAAGCAATGTTACTATGTCTTTTAGACTGCCTTGGACCCCTACCATAGAAATAAATCTAGCTTCTTTGACTAAAAAAGTAGTCAGTTCCTCTATCGACCCACCCTTAGATAGCCCAGACTCCAAACCCTTTAATACTTCCATAGGGTTAAGTAACCCACTTGACCCATTCACTTCGTCTGCTTTTATGATGAAGGTATCGCAACAACCAACTTCTCTAACTTCTACACTACCATCTTCAGTGAAATTACTTGCAATAACTTTTCTACCGTCTTTTAAAAGAATACTCATGATTTATCCTCCGTTTCTATATCTTGGTAACATGATATTAATTCTCCCATGCTTAATGACTGCAAGTCTTTTTTAAGCATTAGGCTGTCTCGTATCTTTTTGTCTGAGGGTAATAAACAGTAGTCTATCACCGTTAAACCGCGTTGCTTGTCCATATTGTTAGAGTGTGCCCTTGCTTCAGACTGCATCCTACTAGCTCCCTTATTACTGTTACTGTAATAAATGATCGTAGGTGATGCAGAGTATTCTAGACCTTCTTGTGTGTCAGATTGACCAGATATAACTAATTTCTCTATTGTGTGTGTATCAGAAGATCTATCAATTTCTGTTAGGCACATGTCAACAGTAATTTCTCTATCCTCTCCTTCCGGTTTAAAGACTTGCCAACCTCTACCGTCTACCTGTAAAACGACCCAGCCCTTCTCGAGACATGTCTTAGTTATAATGTCTACAGAACCCTGGTAACCTGTGAACACAACTAATCGACCAACATCTTCGTGCAAGTCAAGGTCATCTTTAAGCCTATCTATTTTAGGCGTACCAACAAATTTTGTTTCTCTCTCCTCTCTGTTCTTTTCTTCATTATACCCTTTAATGTACATAAACCCATCTGACAACTGTCGTAACTTTTGAGATACTACTAGTGCACCGATCTCTGTTTTTGTTATCATTTTGGCTACCCTTAGCATCTCTTTACTCGGTTGCAATTCAGCTATCTCGTACCGAATTGGAGGCAGATCTAAACAGTCCTTCTTTAAATGTACCTGCACTAGCGGAGAAAGTCTAGCATACATGTTATGCACTTCATTCTCTTTCCATTTAACTAGATGCCAATACATGTTGCCTACGGCACCCTCTCTCTGTTCCCAGACTCCTAACCTTCTGCCTAAAGCATTCTTACTACTCTCTCTAATGAAACCTGGCCTAACGATTTCGCAGATATTCCACCAGTCTGTGGGATCCTTTGGTGCGGGTGTACCAGACAAGCCTAAGACAAATTCCGTGCCTTCGTGGGTATCTTCCATTAGATCAGTAACTTTTCTAGCTACTTGACTCATTTCAGCTGAAGGTGTTTTTAACCTATGGCACTCATCAAAAACAACAAAACCAGGAACACCATTTTTTTCTATGCACTCTTCGATATTGTTTCTAAAGTGCTCGTAAGTCATAAACCTGATCTCTTTAGTTATTCCCCACTTAAACCTTTCTCTTTGCAAACCTAAGATTGGCTTAAGAGGAGATACCCATAGGGCGTAGGGCCAATCGCTCTGTTCTATCAGGCGCATTATCGGTAAAGTCTTACCTGTTCTCATTTCTGCTGCAAGAATACATCTCTTTCGTGCTGCACTAAATGAAAACATTTCACATTGATGTTGCCACAAACCTTCAATGCTTTTACATTCATAAGGTTTTAAATACGTCTCAACTCCACCCTTCTTTGTCAGAATGGAAAGAGCGAATAGATTTCTTTTATTGTTCAACACCCTCCATTTCTTGGTTATAGGATCCCAGGAGTCGGAATCTTTTTCCATTCCTTTTACTTCAGCTACAAGCTCTTTATGATAAGGAAAAGATAGTATTAGATGCTTTCCCTGTACCTCTACGTCAACAGGCACCTTAAATCTGCCAAACCAAGCCATGAGAACATATTTCATTTTAATTCTCCGTGCTCTCTTTTAATATATGTTCCTTGCATCTTTTTATGCTGCAATACAGGGTTTTCCTCAGATGTAGGAGCAAATCTACTGGACAGCCAAATAAACTTACCCTGTAACTTAGTATCTGTTTTTGCTTTATCTTCCGCCCGCCTTGCCCTATATTCCTGCATGGATTCATAATTTTTTCTTTTCATATTTCTCCTAAACGTATAAATTTAAAAGATAAAGGTGCGTTTCTTTGCATCACTCTTAGCCAAGTTGAATTCTGCTCTTCTAAAATCGATGTTTTTATTGCACAAATAGATAGATGTTTTACGACATCTTTGTCTTCAAGAGTTAAGTATACCCACGTATCAGCTAAAATAAAACGATGTTTGTCATAAAAGTTGGCTAAGTTGGAAACAACTAAACCCAATCTATCCGCCTCTAGTCCAGCTATAAGAAGGTCTATTGGACTGTAGGCGTAAGTAGAGTTAGGGAGCAGATAACCTCCGCTATTGAGGTTATCTGCTGAAGGAAGACATAGAGGAAAAGCCTCTATGTCTAGGGTAACGCTACTAATCAGTCTCATCTTGCCAACGAAGGAGCCTCATCGGCTCTTTCTGCGCCTTTAGGCGGCACTGTAAAGAGGGTGTAAAACTTAGAAAACTGATCTGTCGGAACAGGTACCGAAGCATCGACATCAGGTAACCCACTGCCGACCATTGCTCGATTTGTGGGTGTAGCACACACGTTGTACCATGAACGTGTTTTGTTCTTTGGACTCTCCACATACACGGTATGTATCCGAACAACCCTTGCACCTGGCTTACTAAGGTTATAAATAGGCTCTGCATCCTTAGCAGCAGTCTTTTTAAAGAACATGGTAGCAAAGGTATTTTGGCTGGGAATGTACATGAAAAGATCTGAACCAGTTTCAATCTCTTCATTTTTTCCGCACTCTTGAGCTATAAAAGCCTGATACTCTTCATGGTCATCAAGCGTACCTCTGTAACTGCTGGGTACAAAGAATTCAAGAATGGTTTTGTAATCAATGGTACTCTTCACTCTGGAATGAATTCGATAGTCAAAGACTATTACCTCCAAACTATTTCCAAGAGAAGTTTGACCGCTGAGAATAAATTCTCCTAACTTAGCCAAACCTTTTTTGAAGGCTTCATGTGTAGGGTAGCAAACGGCTAAACTGGGTATCCAGTTAATAGGAGCCACTTCAGAGAGGGCAGATGTTGCAGGGCTTCCTAGACCTTCGTTAGCTATTGCAAGGGGATTGATTGGCGTAGTAACTTCATTCATAACAAAACTCCTTAAAAAGAAACGGGCCAATATTAAGCCCGCTCTTAAAAATTAAAGGTTAAATAGTAAATAGTTAAACTTAAGCGATCTCTGGCATTTCTACGTTAATGTTGTGTTTCTGAAGGGTCTTGACTGCCTCTTCAACAGCCTTTGCATCCCTCGCTGCTTTGCGTTTCTCTTTTTCTATCTCTGCCTGCTGAAGTTTCTTTTCATATTCAGCTTTCTGAATAGCGATAGATTCTTCATCGATTGACCAAACCTTCTTGATCATTTCAAGTTGACCTTGATTGTATTCAGAAGGTTCAATAGAATAAGCGGTTTCAGCTTGTTGTAACAGTTTTGCCAGTGCCTCCTTGCTAACGATTTTCTGGTTAGGTTTGAATACCTTTGCTTCTTCAGGATCTTTTGCTGCCCGAAGAGCCTTTTTGTAATTATTAAGAGTCTCTGATACCTTTGTAGTGAAGGCATTATTTGGCAACGAATGAGCTGCTGCCAACACTTCATCAGTAATAAGCTCTTCTGGAAGCTTGTTAAGCTGAATGGCATTGACAAGAGAAAGATCACCTTCTTCAATCATGCGTCCAACAACTTTAGGAAGATTATTGATTTTCAACAACTCTTTAACATAACCTTCACTCATACCGGCAACTTCCGCAAGTTGAGCTGTGGTGTAGTTCTTGACAATAAGGATCTTTTGAAGAGCCTTAATGTATTGTGCGCCTGTCGTTTTCTTTTGTGTCGCGTTACCTGCAACCTGTTTCTCAAGCATGTCAATTTCTTCAAGTGTCTGAACTTGAACAGTGATGCTTTGAAAGTCTGGATGACCTTCTTCGCACAACATAATGCATGCCTTTGCCCGACGAGAACCGTCACATACCATGAACACACCGTCTCCACGCTCAACAACGGAGAAGATGTTGTCTAGACCCTTTGCTCTAACGTTGTCGAGCAAAGGTAGAAACTCAGTCTCCCAATCTTTATCAGACGGAAGAGGTTCAGGGCGGAGGCCAAGGTCTGCAGGAGGGAATACAAGTGACATAGGGCTGATAATTAACGTTTTCATTAGAATACCTTTCTAAACATGTTTTTAAATTATTGGACATAAGCTTACTCCTAAATGTTAAATGTTAAAATTTAAAATTTAAAATTTAAATGTGGGCCTTAAACTTTAGTCTTTGTCACCTCCCATATAACATTTATAGATCTTTGATTTCTCCTTATTGTAGACAGTGTCGATTCTGTCTACGCATTCACTTGCAAAGGCCGTACCTTTAACAAGTTCAAGGAGCTTCTCTCTCTCCTGTTTTAATTTGTTCCTATCTAGGTTAAATTGATCTGTTACCTGATTGATTTTAACTGCCTCCAATCTATTTTTTTCACTCACGTAGATACGGGTAAAAGTTGGGCAAAGCTCTTCAAAAGCATTGCCCTGAGCTGCTTTTATAAGGGAATCATAGGACCTTTTAAGATCCAGTATGGCTTCTCCATTTTCTACTATAGCAGCAGCTAGGTTAATTCTGTAAACACTAACACACTGTATTACCTCCACTAACTCTTTAGTGCTCTGAGTGTCTGAAAAAACACCCAATTTTTTACCTATTTTTTTTAATATAAAGGCTTCATTTACACCCAGAGCACTAAGCGGAAGGGCGCCAAAAATGCATTGTTTTACTTTAGATACAGATTCAGTCATATTTACCTCTTTATTTTTTACAAGAGTAAAACCTTTATCTGCCGTATCAATACACCCGACAGTACACAAACGATCTACAGCTTTCTTTACATCAGTTGGCCTGTCTCTCAATATGTTTAATATCCTTGTTAGGTTAAGGTGCTCAACGTCAAGATTTAACTCTCTAGCCAACATAAGCAATGCTCCAACAAAGTGACCCTGAAAAGCCTGCTTGTCCCCTTCCTCAACAAGATACTCAGTGTCTGATAATAAAACATTAAAGGGAACATCTTCTCTTACCGTCTTACCGTATTTAGTACCAAAGGAATAACTATACATTTTTCTTACCTCCGTTGTTGTCCTCAATTTTCTCTGTTACAGAGATTATTTTACCTCTGTACTGCGGTGGGTCTAAAATCATGCATTTGCATAAATACACATCTTTTCTTGGGAATTTTCTTTTGCGTAATACCTTAATATCGTATTCGCCATCTGGTAGGTCACACATTTGCAGGTCTCCTTGTGTTTAAATTTTAAAACTTAAATGTTAAAATATTAACGGTAACTTAAACGATTAAGCCACCCTTATCTTTACAAAATACTCTTTACAAAATACTCTTTACAAAATACTCTTTACTTACTATATAATATATATCATGGCAGGATAATTGCAAATATATATTATTTTATTTTTATATGTTTAATCGTTTAAGTGGGTAACTTAATCGTTTAAATTGTCTTGCTTACTGACTGAGTCATAATGTATATTATATAATATATATTTTTTTATTTTATTACATAGGCAATAGTACAGAGATTTCAGTCGTAATAAGTAAGTATGTACCGAACGTACGTACGTAGAAATTTTAAAAAGGTCTACTTTCAGACTAAGAAAGGAACGTAAGTGACAAAAACCGAAGCTCTAAAAGAGTTCCTCAAGTATTGTGACAACCTTCACTTGGCACAACTGTACAGCGAGGAAATGGAGGTTCAGGTAAATGTAGCTCAAGGCAAGGGCAAGCGTATATCTGACACCTACAAAGGAAAGCGTTGGGTTGGTTGGACCGACGGAAATACTACGTGGAAGTCATTTAGAATACCCTGGCAAGCTGACAGCTCTCCTACTTATACAGATACTGAACTTAGGTTCGATCTGTCTGAGCATGTAGATGGAATAGGTTTAACAGGGTGGAACTGGGCTAAGCAACAAAGTATATGGGTAGGTTTTGACTTCGATAGTCTAGCTAACCATAAAGCTGGACTAAGCGATGCAGAATTAAATGAGATTAAAGAGGTTCTTTTCTCTTTGCCATACGTTACTTTAGTCAAGAGCACCTCTGGTAAAGGATATCATCTCTATATCCATTTAGAGAACCCAGTACCAACTAAGACACACACAGAGCATGCAGCTTTAGCCAGATCAATTCTATCGGTCCTAACGATGGACACGGGCTATAACTTCTTTAATTCTGTTGACTGCTGCGGTATGGTTTTGTGGGTCTACCACAAGAAGCAAGAAGGAACAGATGGTTTAAGTCTTTTAAAGAAGGGAGATCCGTTTCCTCTACATAAGATACCTGCTAACTGGAGAAGCCATATAGAGGTGACTAGCGGCAGGAGAAGAAAAATAAAGTCTGTTTCTACTGAAACATTATTGTTTGAAGAACTCACTTCAGCACAGAAACAATTAACTTTAGACGACGGACATAGAAAAGTATTAAAGTGGTTCTCATCCAATACTGGCGTAGGCAGAGATTCCTGGTGGGATCAAGATAATAACATGCTTGTGTGCCATACACTTGATTTAAAAAGAGTCCATGTTGAACTTGGACTTAGAGGTATTTTCGAAACTAATTCTACTGGCTCGACACCTCAAAACTGTTATGCCTTTCCTACAGAAAATGGTAGTTGGGTAGTTAGGCGCCACTCGATGGGCGTTAAAGAACACCCTATGTGGATTGCCGATCCGTCTGGCTGGACTCGTTGTGTGTTTAATGCAATAGCAGAACTACCGTCATGTGCCAGAGCGAATCTTGGCATAGAGAATGCAAAAGGAGAGTATGTGTTTTCTACTGCACGTGAAGGTATAAAAGCCTTGATGGATGCGGGCGCAACAGAAATAGTTCTACCAGAACGAATACAAGTTAGAAACATGACCATTAAAGAAAAGGAGGAAGGACGCATAATAATAAATATTGATAGGGATTCTTCTGACCCTGCTTTAGAAGGATTCTTGCCAAACAAGAAAGGCGATATGTGGGAGAGGGTAATATACATTCCTAAACAACGAAGGGAAATATATTCACCAGACTATCTCATAAGGCACGTCATCGTTAATAATGCTGAAGCGGGTTGGTGGATATACACTAGAAAGAAGTGGATAGAGCAGAACAAAAGCAACGTCACGACAGTGTTACTTAGTCAACAGGATGCAGTAACTAAGTATGACGTTGAACTCTTGATAGGGAAGTGTATATTAAACCCTTGGGAGTTAGTCTCTATACCTTTTTCTGACGAGTATCCAGGAGATCGTTGCTGGAACAAAGACGCTGCCAAAATAGCTGTGTCACCTGTCGAGGGTGACTTTGGCACATGGTCCAGTATAATAGAGCACTGTGGCCACTCATTGAATAGTGTGGTTGAGAACAATTCCTGGTGTCAAACTAATGCTATTCACACGGGTGCAGAGTATCTTATCTGTTGGATAGCTAATCTGTTTCAACGACCAACGGAGCCATTACCATATCTGTTTTTTGTAGGCCCACAAAACTGCGGAAAAAGTACTCTGCATGAGGCACTAAACAGACTTATGATAAAAGGGTATGCTAGGGCAGACCAAGCCCTAACAAGTGTCGGTAGTTTCAACGGAGAGTTAGAGGGTGCTGTTTTGTGTGTAGTAGAGGAGACTAATTTAAACAAAAATAAGGAAGCAGCTAATAGAATCAAAGACTGGGTTACTGGCAGGACAATATGTATAAGAGACCTGTTTAAAACGGCTTACGATATACCTAACACGACTCACTGGATTCAGTGTGCTAACGATCCTTCTTTTTGTCCGATACTGCCCGGAGATACACGAATAGTTTTATGTCGTGTAGATATGCCAAGCAAAGAAATACCTAAAGCAGAACTATTCACTGCTTTAGAATCTGAAGCTGCTGCATTTCTATACTATGTTTTAAACATAGAGCTACCCGCCCCAGAAGGTCGTCTAGCTCTTCCATGTTTAACTACAGAAGAAAAGACTGAAGTAGAGAGGTACAATAGCAGTGAACTAGAGCAATTTATGTTGGACAATGTTAAGGTCGTAATGGGGCATCAAGTTACCTTTGATGATTTTTATTCAACTTTTATAGCCTATCTGTCACCGGAGGAAAGAGGAAAATGGAGTAAGAGCAAGGTAAGCAGATATTATCCAAAACAAAGACCATACTGTAAAGGTAAGACAGGGACTGAAAGCACTACAGTATTGGGAAATGTATCTCTTGATCCTGCTGCTAAGGACGAGATATGGGAACTTTACACAGACACAAACGGTAGAATTCAACGGAGGATGAAATGATTAATGTAGCCGTAGATTTGGAAACCACTGGCTTGTTACACAATGTCCATGAGATAGTGGAAATAGGTTTAGTTGTCTTTGACGAAGAGACGTTACTAGAGACCAAATTAACTTTTGAGTCTGAGATGAAACCCTTAAAGCCATTCTTAACCCAGGCCAAGGCATTAGAAGTTAATGGATTTGTTTACAGAGAAGGATTGCCATCTCCTTCTCAGGTAAGAAGTCTATTCATTCATTGGAAGGAAGAAATATTCGGCGATGAAAAACTATATCCTTTAGGGCACAACTACGATGCTTTTGACTTGCAGTTTTTAAAATTGTGGCTCGGAGATTGGTATGACAAGCTTTTTGATTATCATTCACGTGATAGTAGTAAAGCCATAGCTATGTGTAAGGATGTGGGTTTAATCCCTAAGACAGTGGGAGGTAGCCTCAGAGCTGCAGCAACGCATTTTAATATACTGCACTCTGAGGGACATCATAAGGCTCTACATGATGCATCCTTGTCACTTAAGGTCTACAAGGCTTGTATTGATTTAATCAGAAGGTAAATAATGGCCTCTCCTGTGGAAGGAGAGGTCTTCTTAAGTTTCCCCGACATATAAGACATTTAAATTAGCATACGTTACAGTTATGTCAGCTGAAGAGCCACCATCATGCCTTGCACGTAAATCAAGATCTAGTGGTACGGATGTTACGTTGAAGTAATAATTGGAAAAGAGGACATGTAAGGATTTAACCTGTTTATTCCTGCCACAAATCCAATTTTTGCATTTAATGCTCCTGGTTCTACACTCCGTATTAAAATCGAAGGTAGTCGAATGACGTAACTCCCCATATTAAGACTCATCTGCAATACCTCCTCATCGTCCCTCCATTTACAAAGAGTATCGGTGTATTTCATAACAGTAAGGTCTCCTTCAATAGTGCTTCTTACCCACGAGATGTCACTCCCTTCGCTGTGGTGTGATACATCAACAGTGTTATTTATCTTTAGATCGAAGGTGTTAACCAATATCTTTGTTGTCAGCTCACTGTTAATATCTCCTAAGTACAAATCGAACTTGCTCACTCTATCGCCATATTCAGTATAAGCAACTGGGTCTTCTTGAGTCCTTGTTGGAGAAACAAAGCTCAGACTAACTTTTATACTATTGTTTGTACTCCAAGAAATGCTCATTTCTGTTATGACACAATTAGCATATTTATACACTACTTGTGAATTGTTGACGTATATTGTGCCAGAGCTAAATAACATGCTAAAGATACCGCTGTCAAAAGAAATAGGGTCAAAATAACAAGTAATACTTTCCTGATAAAAGGATAAAACTTTTCTGCCCGGGTTAAACAGCATAGTCGAGTCATCTTTAACATATACATTCCCATTTGAAATTGTTTTCTTTATAGCTCTGACAAGACACCCATTAACTATAGTATGCAACCCTACAGAACTGAGAACGACAATATAATCAACTTTAGTTTCTGTTGTCTCTATTCCGTCTGGAGTAGTTACGACCAAAGAAACAGTATAAGTTCCAGCAGAGTCATAAATAACTACTGGATTTATCTCACTGCTAATCTGCCCGTTACCAAAATCCCAAGAAAATGTAGCATCGTCTACAGGCAAACGAGAGGTAATAAAACTCTGTGTAGAAGCCGTCTCTCCCCTATTGTCTATAACGGAGAGAGTAATAGGAAATATACCAGACGTCGAGTATATGTGATTAAGGGTATCTCCCACTCCTGGAGTAGACCCGTCGCCCCAAGACCAAGAGTGGGAAACTACACTATTTAATTCGGTTACAACAATACTCATTTCTCTGGTAGCAGTATTTCCTAAAGAGTCCTCTACAGTTAGAACCACTGGATATACCCCAGCCGACGCATATAGATGGGTTACTTCTGCTCCCGTATCTTCTGTTTCATCTCCCAAGTCCCATGAAACAGCACTTAACGTGTTAGCAACAACAGTAGTAAAATAAGATGTAGCTATGTCACCCTCATTGTCTTCAACAGTTAAAGAGCCCACATATGTTCCTGGCAAGGTATATGTATGCTCTGCTGTTTCCGTGTATGCGTGAGGACTACCATCTCCCCAATCCCAATCCCATGAAACAGCACTTAACGTGTTAGCAACAACAGTAGTAAAATAAGATGTAGCTATGTCACCCTCATTGTCTTCAACAGTTAAAGAGCCCACATATGTTCCTGGCAAGGTATATGTATGCTCTGCTGTTTCCGTGTATGCGTGAGGACTACCATCTCCCCAATCCCAATCCCATGCCACTATTGTCTTCATATAGCTGTAAACTCTACAGTTAAGGGTGCTCTACCAGTCAGCCTGTTTGCATTAAACTGAGCTACTACGTCTAAGTGAAAGAATTCAACTCCACTAGCACTAGTGACAGCTATAACCTTGTCTGAGAAAACCATTCTATGTCTATTTAGTGCTGTTGAGCCATACGCACCCTGGCAGAAGCTTACGCGAGTAAAAGCCGTCCCATCAAAGGTGTATACGTACAGGTTCTGCAGCGAGGTTTCACTAGATAGAACATAAATATATGCTCCATCACATCTCACATCACTTATTTCCTCATCTATGGTGGCCGAAGCTAAGGCAGCAGTAAAGCCCCCCTCAGCGTAATCAACAGCGTAAATAGTTCTATATTGCGCAGCGAAATAATATTGTCCATCCGTGCACACCCCTGCTGCGTCAGAGGAGTTAGCTACGCCATAGGCTTTAGTATCTGTAAAGGACAGAGTACCTCCAATGAACGTAACACGTCTTAAAGTACCGGCTTGCCAAGCACCTCCAGAGTAAGGATTACAGTTAAAAATAAAAGCTTGGCCATCCCACAAGGCACCTTTTGTTATGCATAACGTATAAGTATTTTCAAGCACCATTGCAATATTACTACCGTCAAAAGAATAAATATTGAGATTCCAGCTTGGAGTGCCTGAATCTCCGTTAATTATAATGATATAGCCCTGGGTGTCTAGGACAATATCGCAACCATAGTCATAGTCGCCTCCAATATTGTAACTAGCTACGTGTACAGGAGTAGAGCTTTTATCAAAAATATGTAACACCCTTTGACCGACAGAAACTATTACAGCATATAAATAGGTACCGTCTGCAACAACACCGTCAAAGGAGTTCAGTGAGTTAGCTCCTGAGACAGTATACCGTGTAGCTGTTACTGCATATGTAGTAGCGTTGACTGAATATCTTATTATTGAAGTAGTGCTAGTACCAGTGGCAGCAACGCCCCAAAAATATGTACCATCATAGCAAATACACTCAGGACCATAAGTAGTGCTAGCAGACTTCTTTCTTATTATATGACTCATGTTGGAACCTCCAATAAAGTTAATTTGAGACCAGGCTCATTATCTAAACACGGTGGAGTTAATTCAGTCTCCAGCACCAAGAACACTTTAGTCGATACGTTAGGTATGTAAGTATCCGAAGTAAGGCCTACCCAGTCGCCAACTTCTATCTCCCATTTGCTTAAGTCTACAACTAACTCACCCACCCTCATAGGTTGCGTATAATAAGACTCCATTAAACCAAGAAGATTCTGTACCGTCGTCCGGTCTCTTATTGTTTCTAAAGATAGGACAGCTTTTCTATCTAGGTCCAGAGACTCCACAGTGTATGTGTCTGCTTCAGTAGCAGTGTAGACCTTATCAGTCAGTCTCTTCTTGTATTTAGCTTCAATTTCCGTAATCAAATAATCTGTTGAAGTATAGCTCTCCACCCAAGATATTTCTGAACCATCTCCTAAAATATTGTAGTTGTTTATAAGATGATCTACCGAAGCTCTCGAAGGTATATCCAATGTTTTTATGCTAAGTTCCCCGGAATTGGTTTCCATTATAATTAATCCATGCTCTCTAGATATCTGCTCTAAAACTTCTTGAGCCTGAACAGGATCTTCATGTAAAGACAAAGCTACTTTCCACCCAGCCCTCTCCGATATAGAAGAAGCAGGAGTCTCTATAGATCCCACAGGAACTACTCCTTCCTCAGACAATAAATCTTTTATTACATAAACAGGGTTCTCTATTAAGGTACTTGTTCCATCAACAACACCTTTACCTCTCGCCCAAAATACGTTCTTAGTAGGGTCCACGTAGAAATAAATCAATATTCCTGGTGCTGCTATATTCCAAACCACCTTTCCGATCGGTTTGGAATATTGCCAGCTACCTAGACAAGCTAAAGTTATCCTCTGAGTATTCAACTCATCCAATTTGCTAAGCAACCCATTTCTTTTCAAGTCAGAGTGATCTAGTGTGAAGGTATCTTCATCGTCCCACCCCCTAGCAGCATCAAGACTTATAATTTTGTCCTGTAGGCCAAAGACCACGCTTCTATTTGCTAAACCACCTTCTTCAATCAATGTCACCTCTTCGCTATTCCAAGGTTTTTTTCTATAAGAGCCACAGGTGCCCAAGACATCGGCGTCGTCTGAGCTATCAACAAACTGAGGTATGGGTCTTGGCCCGACACTTATGCCTATACCTAGCTGATAATCTCCTACATTCGTGGCAATAACATTGTAAGACCCTTGCATGTACATGGCTGCTATATCGCCTTGCACAGATATTTTGGGGAATACAAGTCCAATAAGAAGAAGAGCATCGCCAATCAAGGAGTCATCTGCGGCCCCTGCGGCATCTAACGTTATTGTGGCCTCATAGTCATCTAACGCGCCAGAATATTTCTGAGGCAAAATTAACTTATTTTTATAGGCAGCCACCAAGTTCCCTAAGGTACTAAAATCGGTATATCTCGCATAGTCAGAATACCACAGTTCTACCCCTGGCTTTGAAAAAGTTAAGAAAGTTATACCAGACAGGTCCGAAGGAAAGAACGTATGTTTAACTAACCACTTAGACCCTGTCACCTGATCAGAATAAAAAACAGGTGCGTCTATAGCATGGTTTGCAGATGTAGATCCATTATAACCTCTTACACATAAACATTCAGTGTATTCGTAACCTACATCTGAGTCTGTCCTGTCTACCATATAATGCACTAATATCTGCTCACTATCTATCTTTATGACACAAGGTTTAGGTATTATTCCTATAAGAGAATCTGTAACGTCTGGGTATTCTTCAAAAGCACCCTCTAGATAAAAAGAATCTGGTTGTGGGTTGCTAATCCAAGTAAAATCTATTGTAGCGTCTCCGGTTCCTGAATCTTTAGTTAGCTCTCCCGAACTTACCCCCCCTAAAGTTGTCCAGTCTCGGACAACAGCGAATATATAGAACCCTCCGCTAACCTCTATAAATCGGAATTTGTGAAAAGGGTCAGAGTCTCCTGTTATGTGGTATACAGATGTCGTATCCAAGGAAGGTTCACCATCTAACGACATAATTACCTTACGAGGATTCCATATCTTTATCGATGATACTGTTCCGGTGGCTTCGACTACTTTTACGTCTGACGAAGCAGCTAAAGTTAAGATAGTGTTGTCTGCAGATATAACTATATTGCTTCCGTGAAAGGCTTGGTAGGCTACCTTACCTTCTTCATCCCAACAAACAACGTCAGTTATCTCAGACAACTCCCTGGCTGAAGTTTTTAACTGAGGAGAGTTAGAAAACTCATCTGTCAAAACCATGGGCATAAAACCTGCCGAATCGGAAAAATCTCCGTAGGTAATAGGAGTTATTTTACTCTTATATAAATCATTAGTTGATCCTGATAACTGCCCTATCTCAGCATCCCATAGCTGTGAATTACCTCTAATGTTAAAAGACAGAGAATTCTTACTCTTATCTATATCAAAAACAGAACCACTGAGTATGCAGTTAGCAGACTCAGACAACGCAGAACCGCTCCCTATAAATACCTTCGCAGCTCTGCCTATCAACCCAGATGCTGTTATCCCCGTAATAGCCAAAGTAATCTCCATGTCAGAAGATTTGGCTACACCGCCTACACCCTTTGCAGGTTTGGTTAGGATCTCTACTGACTGGTGCTTGGGTGACATACTAAGGAGCTTTCCAGGGATACGCTTAAAATTAGTGAAAGAATCTGAAGGTAAAGTACCGAACACGAGAGCTGTCTTGCCTCCCGACAAATTGTAACCAGAGACTGGGCTAGTAGTAGTCCAGTCATCTGAGCTATTAGGGTATATTGCTACATATGAATAGTTCATCTTAAAAACCTGTATGGGAGTTTAATGTTAAAAACACCTGGAGCTACTTTTTCAAAAACACCTTCTAACGTAGGGCCTCCGTTATACCTCGCATTACTTGTAGTAGGGAGTGGTTCAGCTGCTGTCGATATAGCGACACCTGGACCATTCCCCAAATTAACTTCAGAGACCCCAGAAATAGTAAAGGTCTCTTTGGCAAAGACAGTTTTAGTCTCTAACCAAGTTCTAAGAGCCTCACCATCCGTTAAAGAAGCACCCTTAATAATAAGGGCACCTCTTATTTCAGTGGGACCTAAATCTATTATAATATCTGTACCGTCTGCAGCCTTCTGCTCTATTTGATTTAGCCGGACAGGAACGAAATCACTACCGTAGACCAAGGAGCCGGATACCGATACTGCGTTGGTACCTTGAGTCAAAGTAATTGTTATCATCTAGCCATCTCCTTTTTAATAATAGGAATGATAGTATCCCTCACATATTGTTTTTGCCCTACTACTTGTTTAATATATACGTTCACGCTTGAATTAGTGGTATAGCTGTCTCCCCTGTCAATCATTTTTTGTAGGTTCTGATTGCCTCCTAAACGATCAATTTCATTTACAGAAAGAGCTCGCTCACCAGGACTCATTAGAGTGGGTATAGTATCAGATGTACCGTTCCCTCTAATCGGTTCTTTGGAACCGTAACGGAAATTCACTGCACTAAGTTGCGCAACATACGAAGCAGCGATAGCCCCATAAGCTAAACCGGATGCAAGTCTGCTGACAAGCCCTCCTCTAGTGTCTGCCATAACAGAGACAACACCTCTAACAGCATCGGCAGTTGCTCTAGCTATATCTATTATAGCCTGTCTTTTCTCAAAAGCCTTTCGCTCTGCCTCGAGTTTCTTTTTTATAGCTAATTCTTTGCTGGCTGTCTTGTCTAGGATCATCTGCTTTCTAAAAGCATTGTCACCCGCCAAGGTTAACTCAGCATCACTTGAAGCTTGTAGTAACTCTAATTCTTTATTTATTCTCTCCTCATATTTAGAGAACATGCGTTCTTGAATATTTGCATAGATATCTACACCAGCATCCCCGATCTCAGAAATGGACTTTAGTTCCATTTCTCTCGACTTAGCATTAAATGTAGCTATTTCTTTGAGAGCTTTTTCTGCTTCCTTTTCGCCTTTTCTTCCTTTTATAGCGATACCTTCGTATTTAGATATCTCAGATTTGTTTGCCTTTAAAGCGGCTTTCGTCCTATCTATTGACTCTTTTTGTCTTTCTATTTCCAATAATTTTTGATCATACAAGAATTCATTCATGTCTATTTTGTTGCCAAAACCTGGACCTTCTTTAGGTTTTGCACTTGGTCCTTCGGGCTTAGTCAGCTCTTTTGGCAACAACTTATTTAAAGTCTTTACAGTGTCAGCCCACTCCTTATAAGTATCAACCATGTCTCTTCCGGCACGACCCCATTTCTGCTCGTATGAGGTTAAAGCATCGTTAAGTTTTTTATACTCGTCGAATAGACCTTTGTGTGCATCTTCTGCTTTAACTCCTACATCTACAAGAGCCTGTTCTTTCTTTCTTATATCTTCATACAGAGGAGCCATTTTCATTAGAGCATCGAGGTGTTCTTGTGTCCTATAATTGGCCGCACCAAAAGCATTAGCATCTGCTTGAACTAATTTTTTGTTTGCCATCTCTATTATTATACTGCGTAAGGTCAACCCAACACCTACAGCAGCAAGCATTGCCATCTCTAAACCCTTAACGTCTGTTGTCAACGTCTTTAACTTCCAATCAGTGAAAGCCTTACCCACTTTAACTATACTGGTATACGTCTTAACGGCTGTTATAGCGGCCAAAGCACTACCTAGAGCCAGTATTTCTGTTTTATTGACCTTAAGGGAGTTGAGCAAAACATTCATTAGTGCGTCAGCTATCTGGGATATCTTCTCTGCCGCTTCAGACAACTCTTCTTTATTTGCCTTTATCCAAGTTACTGCCTCCATTAAATGACCTTTTAGGTTCTGGAGAAGAGAAACTCCATTACTCCCAAGAGCCTCGTTTAATTCTATACCCACTAACATAACGGTATTCTTTAATTCGGCTAGCTGCATGATAAATGACTCACGTATAATGTCAGCGACTTCTTTAGCAGTCTTACCTTGTCCTTCCAATATAGCCGTTAATTTAGCTACCTCTTTTGCATTCTCTCCTACGGCCAAAGCACCTGTTAAGGCACGTAAATCGAACTGCTTTAACATAGAACTAGTATTGACGCCCTTATCATGCAATACTCCCATAACTTCAGTTAGGTTCATACCTTCAAAATTTACGTCCTGCAACGCCTTAGCTACATTCCCAGTAGGGGCGATTAGCTTTAACATCATGTTCTTTATGCTTGTACCAGCTAAAGAGCCTTTTATACCCCTGTCAGAGAGTAGACCAAGTAAAGCAGTCGTTTCCTCAAAGGATACGTTAAGTGTCTTCGCAATAGGAGAAACGTACTTCATTGCATCCATATACTCTTCAAGATTCAAAGAGGTAAGGTTTAAAGCATTAGCTACAGTATTTACAGTTTTTTCAGTATCTGCAGCTCCTAGGCCAAAAGCCTTCATTAAGTTAGCTGTGTTTACAGTAGACCAAGCTAAATCTTCCTGCGCTGCCGTAGCTAAGTTGGCTGTGTGCTTTATCATTTTATTTACATCGTCAGACTCATAACCCATCTTAGTTAATTCAAGCATAGAATTAGACAACGCAACAGCGCTATGTTCTGTCTCCACAGATAGCTGCTTAGCCGTATCTCTAACAGCAGACAGGGCGTCTCCAGTAGCTCCACCTATCGCAGATACTTTCTTTATGGCTAACTCAAACTCCTGCGCACCTTTAACAGCGGCCATTAGCTGGGTGTTGATTACTTCTAGTCCTTTTAGCATAACGGCAGAGGCAAAAACCTTCTGTAAGACATCGCCTAAGGGTGCCACGTCTCCCTTGGCTTTTTTTGCATTGGTACCGAGCTTCATTATAGCTGGATTGCCTTTATCATCTATGCCTATCTGTAAGATTAATGACCCTGCCATGTTATTTACCTCTCTTTATTTTTAATCTTGTGTTGTGCCTATCTAAAGTATACCCAAGAGCTCTCCAGAACTCTGAGTGTGTCCACTCAAACACTTCTGGGGAAGTCATCAAGACGTCCCCAGCAGCAGAAGCAGTTAAAAACCCGTTAGAGTCTAACGGGCTTACTGTCACTATTGTCATGTACATAGACCAGAACTTCCCAAATATCTTAGTCAACCTCTTAAGGTCTATTGTTTGATCTGGCACGAACGGACACCCAGAACAGTTACTCTGGCATGTGCTACACGTAGACGGTTGCCAGTTCCAATCTATTGTTGCATCACACCAGATTTTGAGTTTTTTGGGTTTAATCCCAAATAAGCATCCTGTATCTCAATCAACAACCCTGGACAAGTTGTCAAGAATTCGAAGACAGCTTTTTGCTCATCTTCCTTCTTCATGTCCAGCTCACCATCAGGACCAACTATACCTCTAACAGCTTTTAAAGATCTCCTTAGCCGTAGATAGAAGGTATTTATTTGAGTCCCTTCTCTATTCATCACGGCTTCGAAATCAGAATCCTCATGGCACTCAAACTCAAAATCAACTTCAAAAGACTCTCCGTCGATTTCACGTTTAAAGGTTTTCTTACGTATTGGATTAACTACAAAAGGCATAAACCCTCCCAGGTTAAAATTAAATTGCAAACATCTGATTAGTGCTGGACAGGTTGCGTACCCGCATAATCAGTGGACTTTTGTGAACTAAAGTATTTCCATATAGCCAGGAAGACCAGTTGTTTGTTGCACTATAGCCAACAACTAGACTTAAGTTTTCCTTAGCTATCTCACTATCATCTGGGCCTGCTTCAGGCAGAGTAGCAGAATTTACCAGAAACTCTGTTCTGTAATAACCGTACTCAGCCGATATTCGGCCTATAACAGTTGTCCAATTGTCTCGATAACCCTGCCAAGTTTCAGCAGCATAACGAGATAAAACAATGTTACAAGTAAGCCCATACTTGCCTTCCATCTGAGGCTCAGCAAGATATACTCCACTGTTTGTATCCTGCTCTAGTTTTAACGGAGCATCAAACCCAACTTCTACATCAGTGGCTCCCACTGCCGTTAAAGACCCTTCTGCTGTGCCTAACTCTACTCTTAACTGAGCATGAGTTATGATGTTGGCAGAGGCTGTTAGACCCGCGGGATATGTCCAGGAGGAACTACTATAATCTCCTCTGTCCTCTGAATGTGCGACAAAGTCAAAAGCCATCTGAGCGAACTGAGCTGCAGAGCTTTTAAAATTGAACTTTTTGCACATGGAGTTTTTGTAACGATAATCGTTAGTGCCCATCTTAATTCCTATGGTGGCCATACGATTCTTTTTGTCTCCTGCTGAATACCCAGCTATCTGTTCAGGGTAGCAAAAAGATGTAAAATGCCTTTCTCTTGAATCAAGTTCAAAAGTATGCTCATACATCAAAACACTGTGTGCTGTAAAAGCCAGTGTTGCGCCCCCTGTACCGGCTTGCTTTGTCAAATTACCTGTAGCAAGGGTAGGTACATGAGAATCGTCACATCGAAATATGTAGTATGTGGTAGTTCTATTTACTTCTTTTCTCATGAAAGTAAAATCGTTTAAATCTGTATCTCTGTATGTAGCTCCTGCAACAGGTTCTACACTCGGAGCAGTAAGGACAAAAACACCCACAGTTACTACAGGCAACTCAAAACCAAAAGCCCAATACATAAACTGATCAATGTCGGCCACTCTTGCGTTCATAGAAAGAGACTTCTCAACATAATCAGTTACTTTTCTTGGGAGGTCTTCGAAGGCATTAGTTGTTACACTGTTGTCCTTTTCATAATTAATAGTCTTACCTTTACCAAGTTCTAAATATGGAAAGGCATTGTTAGTGCCTAAAGTTTCTTCTGAGCCAGACTGACCCCACCCAGGAGATTGTCCCGCTCCAGCCTGACCAGCTTCCATTTGGAAAGCGCCTGTCTGTAAAACCTTTACTGACTCAGCCATTATTTATCTCCTTATGAGTTGTCTACAGTGATTCGCAAGGGAGAAACAAAACTCATGTTTGAGTTAGAGTAACTTGTTCCTACGCCATTTCTACCTATCATCATGGTGACAGTGGGTTTAGTTAGCTCTTCGTCACTAAGCTCTACCGTACATAAAAAGTTAGGAATCTCAAGTAGAATATTAGCTGTCGAACTCTTGTACAGACTTATTGCCATCTGAAGAGCTGTCTCATTGTCACTCCAAGCTTGGAAGTTATCGTTAGTGTGCCTAGACAGCTTAAAAGAACCTTCAATGGTAGGAGTTACCATACCAAAAGTAGGTGTCAACGTTCCAGTGCCTTCGTTACAAAACTGTTCATCAAAACCAGTAGTAATATCGATAGAGAACTCTTCAATATTAATCTCATCTGAGGCACTTAAAGCATCGGCCTGGTCCCCCACTCTAACATACCCTGTTCCTCCTGCTTCAGAGAAAGTAAAAGGAATTCCTGGAGCAGTTGGAGAAGCTGGAAAAGCACTTGTTGCTTGACGTGATTGGGCTGTGACAGACATAACATCATACTCTACAGACATTAAGTTACCTGCAGAGCCAGAGATTTTTATCTTTGTTACGTATACATTAGCATACTGAGAAGCATTAACACTGTTCAGCCCACACATGGATAGCTTCTTGCTGTTGCTCCCCAAGGTAAAAACTCCAGAAGAATTAGCCCCAAAAGCAGCTTCAAAGATAGGGAAACAGGATACTATATCCAAGTTCTGAGATATAGATCCCTTTGTGTGCCGGTTACCTTGTTGCGGCAAAGACGCAAAAGCTTGGCCTAAATATGCCTCATCGTTAATGGGGTCATATTTCTGCGATAACGTTTCCGTTTTAAAGGGAATTTCAATGGGCGCATTTGACTCGTAAGTACTTCCAGCCTGTAATTGAGCTGTCAGTCTCTTTAATACCTTAGCAGACATACTGCCTCCTTTTTATAGATAAAAATCAAATGAGTAAGCAAACATCATTGACAGTGTTTGCGGAATAAGTTCTTTGTCAATAAATATATCAGAAAAATCTCCAACTTGTAAGAAACTATCTACCGTAATGAGGCCTGTTTGCTTGTCCTCGTTAAACGAAGCTATAAGAGTAGAAACCTCATACGCCATATCTATTATCCTTGAATAGTCTGCAGCAGAAACAAAATCACTGTCTTCTGTCAGTTTAATATATCCTGCTGTGGCCATGCTAAGATTCCATTTTTTATCCGTTTGTGCTTGATAGCCCTCATCTGGAATCTTAACTATAAGAGTCTCTAATCTAGGAAAAGACGAGTCTTGTAGACCCATAATGTCTGTTGTCTCCCCAAAAACAACATTGTCTGCAGAAGTTATGACACTACACGTTTTTAATTTTGCATCTAACAGCAAGAGAAAATCACTGAATGCACTCATATTGTTTTTAACCTTTCTAGCCTACTTGCAAAGAGTGGAGGTAACTCTGCTATTTTTCGTTTAGCCGATGGATCTATAAACTGTCTCTTCTTTCCTCTTATTCCTGTCTCCCACTTAAAACGCATAACAAGGCTTTGTTTTGTAACAGGCCTAAAGAAATTTATTATTTTTCCAGTCTCTGGGTCTCTTCTTTGAATGGCTCCAAACTCCTGGCCTATAAAAGGATTAGCGTCATCCACAGCAGCTCTAAGAGTGCCCACATATCGTTCGGAGACTAAATTTTTTCCTGAGCTAACTTTAACTATCCCCTTTAGAGAATTGGTTGTCAGATTAGCTCTCTGAGAAGTTATATTCCATGTCCCTTTACTCTGCAACATTTTTATCAGTCTACCGGTTCGTTCGGTTAGTTTACCTGGCACGGATGGCTGCAACTTAGCCATACGAGCAGGTGACATTTTCTTACCCACGATGTTAGGGATAATGTTTGATACAGCGTCAAATCTTATAGCATCTATAGTATCTGATATTGTTTTAAACACTATCTTTCGATCTTCTCTTAAGAGTCTCTTTACTCTTATCTGGTGCGCCCTATCATTTAGTTTTACCATTTAAACCTCAAAAAGGTATACTTGGCTAGCCAAGTATACCCTTATTGTTAGATATTAGTGGACGAACTTACAGTTGTCTTCGCGTTAGTCAGAAGCACTCCGTAGTCAGTGTTGACTTTAATACCTCTATACTCACGTGCCCTATAAACCATTCGGTTATAAGAAGGTTCTTCGTAATCCTCGATAATGTAGTCGTCAGAATACAAAGACCATTTCAACTGCTTGACCACACCTTCAGTTGTTATTTTTGAGCCGGGAGGACACAACTTTCCAACAAAGATGTATTCGTTTGACCAGAATTTTCCAATACTTGCAGCATTACTAAGCTTGGAAGTATCAAACATTGCACTGGTCTCGATCACTTCTTTTACACCGAAGTATTCAGCCATCCATCGGACCCTTACGTCACGTGGTGCAGTCATTAAGCCAGCATAACTCGTATACTGGGTAATGTTTTTGATTTCGGTAGTGGCAAAGAAATAGTCTACCAAGTCATCAGAAAGAATGACTGAGAACATTTTCTTTCCATAAGCACACTTACCGCGCAAAATAGATAAAGCTGCATCTATATCAGCTTTAGGCGTTGCATTAGCTGCATCATCCCACTCGTTTGTTATTGCTGAAGTGTTAGTGGCTCCGGTAAAGACTGAAGTATCTAACAAAGCTTCAGCTACACGAGACTCACGGGCCAAATGAAGACCTTCATAGACTCGATTAGCTGCTTGCTCTTCTTCATCAATAAAACGAGCATTTTCCAACTTGCTCACGTTGTCAACAACTGCTTCAACACCATATTCGTAGCAGATGTAGGTATCTGATCCCCAGTCATACTGGATTCTAGTATACCCACCATCAGACTTTCTTCTGGCATTGTACAGTTTCATCTTAGCTTCACGTGGCAGAACTGGGTATTCTGCTGCTCTCTCGGATACCGAAATAGACGGAGCAATACGTTCTGCTGTTAAGTTAAGATCCTCAAATTGAATCTCTTCAACAAGATCGATAAGATCCTGTCTAAGAGTTACGCTTGTACCTCTCTGTGCTGCTGCCATTGTTATTTCTCCTTATTAAGCATCAAGTGAACGGAATACGATGTAAGACAGAATAGTACCTGCTCCACCGTTGCCAGAAAGTGTTACAGTAATAGTACCTGCAGTGACTACAGCTTTTTGTATTGTAGCTGTTCCTGCCTGGGCTACAACAGTTACTATGGCTGCATCGCCAGAAACAATACGCCCATCTGAAATAACCACTGAAGCATCTGCATCAGTCTCAGACGTTGACTTGCCGGCACAAACAAATCTTACGCACTGGTCCAGCGAAGTTGGGAAGTCTTCTCTGGTTAAGAGACGAGTTCTGTTCATTACGTAGGCTGAAATCGTTTCTCCGGCAACACCTTCCTCGCAAGCATAAGCAACGATTTTTGCGTCTACCCAAGCAGAGCCGTTATAAACAATATAACGACCTTCTTCAGTGATGTAACCAAGGGCACCTGCAGCAGGATCGGCATATGCCCAAGACGTGCCAACGTGGGTATATGTAGCAATCTGTCCAGCCGTCGCACCACCTGTTGCCCAGGCACCTGCAGGCACAATATAAACAGCGTTGGCACTGGGAGAAGGTCGATCTTTCTGAGATCGATCTACAAAGGTATAAGCGGCTCCTCTTACTTTTCCATCTGCCGAAGCAAAGAGAGGTGAGTGAGCAGCTATGGACGACGCCAAAGTCACGAAAAAGGTGGTGTTAATCTGGTCAAGTGGAAATGCCGTGACAACATAATCATTTGCATCTCCAGTAGCTCTGGTAACACCTGCAACAACCTCACCATACGTAGCGTATGAAGGTACGCCTGCGGTGAGCTTTACAAGACGATTGATCAGCAACTGCGAAGCTGCTGTAAGTTGTAACGGAAGAATCCGTTCCCCTACTTGTGCTCGAATAGACATTTACTTCCTCCTTAGTTTCGGAATATGTGTGGGAATTCTTTTCTTGCTGCTTTCCAGGTAGCCGATTTACTTTTGACATCCTGGGTCTTTTTTACGTACTCAAAAGCCTCTTGCATTGTTTGTGGCTCTAAAAGGTCTTCTTTACTTCCCTCAGAACATGAACCAGAAGCAGCGGGAGCAGATTTATAAAAAATCTCCTGCTTTTCTTTACGCTCTTCTTGACTTGCTTCTGTCAAAGAAAGAGCTGCATCCTCAACAGACTTACCTTCGCTAATAAGGGCCTCTCCTTCAGCATGCTTGTTAAGGTTAGCAGCAAGTTTACGAATCTTTGAAGCTTGTTCATTCCTTGCTTTAAGAGCTTCAAGCTCTGCGCTTATTTCTGCTTTAACTTCAGCCTGAATGGCTGCAACTAAATCAGACCTTTCTGCTTTCAACTCATCGAGACTTGCATCTTTGAGTTTTTTGTCGAACATAGGATCTCCTTTCGATTTTAAGAACCCGTATGTATTTGAATAAGAAATAACGTCCTGAAAAGTTTTAAGTTCATCAATTAAACCTGCATCTTTGGCCTCCTGACCAAAAAATAGTTTCGCGTCAGCAATGGAAACTATGTCCTCTACTGACTTACCCCTACCGAGAGCCACCTCTTCAATAAAAAGAGAATAAGTGCTATCTACTATTCTCTGCAATTCATCTTTAGCTTCAGAAGATAAAGGCTCATGTTGGTTACCCATAGCTTTATATTTTCCAGCCTTTATATAGGTAACTTTTATGCCCTCACTGGCATTACGTTCACTCTGATCTACGTGCATCATGTAAACGCCAATAGAACCGACTCCAGATGTCTTCCAGCCATAGATTGCACTTCCCTGTGCTCCCATCCAGTAACCTGCAGAAAACATAGAATCATTAACAATAGAAAAAATTGGCTTCGTCTCCCTTATGCGGCGAATAAGAGCAGACACTTCAGCTATACCCTCTGAACTGCCGCCAGGTGTATCATAGTCCATAATAATTTCTTTTACTGCCTTATTCTCTTCAGCATGTAAAAGAGTGTTTTCTATGTTTAAAGTTGTCTCCATGCCGGAGTAGCCTTCCATACCCATAGATTTTTTTAGAACTACACCATGAATAGGTATTATAGCCCTTTCATTGATAACTTGATAACTGATATAAGCATCCCTGTCCCTCACAGGCTCAGCTTTTTCTAGCTTACTGAGAGGAAGGTTGTTTACTTTGTTAGTAAATACATTCTGAAACACCTCTAACATTCCATTATGCAGACACCAGGGTGTTATTGCTAATTTGCTGAGTAATAGATTACCAATTTCCATCGTCTTTTCTCCTTTCTTTCTTTTCGTCCTCATCCAGATCATCGCCTTCGCCTGGACGAGGTTTATTGTTCTTACCATTACCGTCCGCAGATTCGGATTTAGGGTCTACAGGATCAAAGACTATCCCATATTTTGTTTCCAGTTCTTTTTTCTTAGCCAGTTTTTTAGCCTCAATTTCTAGCATGCGTAAGGCATGCTCTTCTTTATCCGCTAAAACTTGCTCGTAGTCTGTACCTTCTTCTTCACAAATCTTCTGAACAGAAGTAGTGCCATTTAACAACGCTGTCTTATTAGCTCTAGCTTCCTTCTCTGGATCTAGGATATTAAAGCTTGGCCATCTTATTGTAAACTTAATATCTTTTACATCCCCGCGAACTTTGCCGAGCAGGGTAGCTTCCAACAATACTGCCTTTAACACCCACTCAAATATTCTCTCCAGTGACCAACGCCAACGATTAATGAACTTTTTCATTTCATTAGCACCGCCACGCCAAGAAGAATAATTAACTTCAGACAAATCTAAAAACAGAATAGGGTAAGGTATCCTTAAGTACGCTGCAATTATCTTCTGTATTCTAACAATAAAAGCATCAACATTGTCATTCGGTCTATTCGGAGAAGCAAAGGTTATGTCCTGATTAGGTTTTAAATAAAATATCTGCCCAGGAAACAACTTCTGCACTCTACGAGTACCATTTGCATCTTGTGGGTCTACTACATTGCCCGCTGCATCGGTAGTAAAACCTTGAAACGTTCCTGCTGGATTGTTAGTCTTTATAAAAGCACTAAAACAAGCAGCTACTCTGGCGCCAACGATAACAGCTTCTAAGTAGTCATCCAACAATTTTATTAAAGGTATTGCCGGAGTTACCAAAGGATACTGTCTAGCTGATCTGGGTCTAGAGTTCAGTGGTGCCTTAAAAAGCTCAGCAACAGGTAAATCTCTTCCCTTTACGCTACGAAAGACTTCATCAAAGGAAGATAAACTATTTCCATAGTTATTGACTTTATCATGTTTTTTAACATAAAAAGAAACTATTCTGCCCTCAGAATCTTTTCTTACACCATGATTTACATTATCATCTTTAGCCTTTTCTGCCGGAGTCAAAATTCTATTAGCTTCAACAACTTCTACGACTGTCTTTACACCTTCTTTTTTTCTGTCTATCGGTAACTTAATAAGTACGTCACCATCCTGCACGGCAGAACTTATAATTTCGTCTCCAATTTGCCACAGAGGTTTATCTTCAAAATCAGAAGATTTTAAAAAATTATCTATTACTTCTTGAGCCTGTTTCTGTTGAATCCTATTCGTGGAGAAGACCTTCACAGAATTAGGAGAGCCTACAACATTTATTATGGCTTGTTGTATACCCGCAACAGTGATATTATCCTTATGCAACTGACGAGAACGTCTACGTAAGGTCTGTAGGGCATTACCAGTCTCTAACTCCCTGTCGGGAGTCATCTCTGGTAATACCTGCCAAGACATATTGTAGGCATTATTCTCTGCTGCCTTAAAACCTATAGCCATCAGTAACCTCCAACTGAAAAAGGAACGTTACCGCTTGAAAATCCTACAGATTCTTCTGAAGCCTTTGCTTCTAACCAGTCATGCATCTCCATCACGTTAGGCATTTTTGTGAAGGTAGTTCGCATTTCCCGATTATTTTCAGTGCTGCTAACAAACCACTGTTCTACTCTTCTATTGGCTATGGCGTCTCTAAAATCAGATAGCATAGCCGCCCAAGTTGTAAAAGCCATTATAGCCAACCTCCTGAAATGTTTACAAAGTCGTCTTCTTGTTCTTCTACGTTCATTGTAGAAGACTCAGACCGGATTTCAGCTTGCTTTTTTTCTTGCATAGCTGGGTTTAAAACAAAGACATCTTCTTCTATACGAGAACGTAAAACACCATAGTCATCACTTGGAATGTCTAAAGGTATGAAAGTATGTATGTCAGCCATACGATAATCTGTCTTACCAATTTTCTTCCAAATGATCGTCTCGGTACCAGTCTTCTTATTCTTTTCTCTTATCTTTCTAACAGCTACAAACTGAGTAAGATAATCAGTACTTATATTCTCTGGCAACCACCAAGAAGGAGACTCACATTTCTTTTCTGTCTCTTCCAAGTACTCACTGGTTCTAACAAGGTATAAATTCAACTCCTTATTGTAGGAATAAGTTGTACTTTGATTATCTCTTCCCTTGACCATTATCAGCTTAGGAAAATTCGTAGCCACACGATAAATAGTCTTAGTCCTGTGGCCACCTGTATCTATAGCAGCCATAGCTATCTTCCAAGACTCGCCTTTCTCACCCACATAGACTCTATCCATTATGTCACGAGTTATTATTTTTATAATATCTCGTTCATCGGCTATATCTATAGGACAAGGGCAGAAGAATTCATCCACTAAAGCAGTGAATTTATTAGCTCCATGTCCCCGTGTCACACAATAAAACCCATTGTCTTGTGTATCTATACCAGTAAATAAGACCTTTACTTTAGCTGGAACATCCTTCTTAGAATACCCTTTACAGTGAGATTTTAAATTCGTCACTGTTGTTTTACTAATATCGTCAATCCAAAAACGAGCTAACCAGCACTGAATAAAGTGCTTATAGTCATACAGCTTATCCTTTGTCTCTAAGTATTTATGCCCTATAGCATAAAAAGTTCTAAACGGAGAAACAAGAGAATCCCACATAAAGGCCATACGAGGTGTAACTTCAAAAGGATACTCTGCGTTACCGTCCTCATCAATCTCAGTCTCCACCAATTCATTATTATCATTTAAGAGCAGACGCATATACATGCCTTTATTATTCCACTCTCTTTTGTCATCTAAGTCAGTAAACCCAGCACCACAAAACTTACATACACACTTTACATCATCTTTAATTTTTACATTCTTAAAGAAATCAAGTCTCTGGTACTTACGACATGCTGGGCACGGAACTGCCCAGGCCCATATAGAGGTACCTTTTGCGTCCAACTGACTATGTAATAAATCTCCTACGACAGAAGGAGATGAAACAATAATACCTTGGCCTATGCCAGCTTTAAAATAAGTAGTGAGCCGATCCTCTCCGGTTTGAATTGCGTTTGACTCATTGCCCACGGTAAGACCCATAAGTCGTGCTTCATCAATCCAGACTCGCTTCATCGGGAGGGAGGATGTGGTCCCAAGAGAACCAGCCCACCCAGGGTATATTGTCATGTTATCTAATTCTATTTCAGTCTTAGATATATCCCTTACTCTGCCAGTCATATGCGCAGCTAACGCAGGTGACGAAGTGATCATGTTTATTATTTTCTCCTGTAAGTTTTTCTTACTAGAGATTTGATCTGGCAGAAGGTATAAACCAGGACCGGGATCTTGATCTATTGTATCCGCAACAGATACCTGCAACAGAACTGTTTTTCCGCTCTGAGTAGGAGCAATGGCTATAAGCCACTTAACCCTACTGTCTCCTATCAAAGAGATAGGAGCGTTTAGGTAAGGAGTCAATGTCAGATCTATTTTGTCAAGTACGTTACTCTTCAGCGGTACTCGTATCTTCGGTACTACCTGTAGAGGTGACACTTTCTCCGGAATCTTCAGCCAACTCAGTTCTTCTGAGCTTAACTTCACTTCCGTCTTGTTCCCAGGTGACATTGTTTACCTCACTGTATAGCAACTCTATTGCACCATTATACTCATTGGACAATAGCGCCTCGATTTCTCGGGCGCTTGGTTCTTGTATTTCACTATTCTTTACAGCCCAAACATATTGAACAAGTTTAGGCGTTACTAGTTTAATCGAATACCTTATCTTATTAGCTACTGCAGAGAAAGCTATTCGAACTCTTTCTTTAGCTCTGTCTCTCTCGATTAATCTACCCAGTCTCTGCTGATTTATTATTCGTTCCTTCTGAATCTTCTCTCTCTTTAATTCTATTTCTAGGTCATCATCGCCATCGCTATCAAACCTTTTCTTTTTTCTTTCACTGTTTAGCGCCTCAACTATCCTCATAACAGGGTAAAAACCGTCTGAGTTGCAGGTAATATCATTACGTTTTAAAAAGGTTGTAAGATCTGGCTGAGTAAACCCACCCCTCTCAATAAAATATTTTCTAGGAATATGTATTTCTTCAGTAGACATAAGCCATACCCATGTTAAAAGAATAGGGTGTACGTAATAAGCTATAATCGCTGTACGTTGCAAAATTGCTGTGATCTTTTAAATTTTTATACATTAATGCAACTTCGCTTAGCGATATTGGCCTGCTATAATACCTGTCTTCATCGTACTTACCCTCAAAGTTGGTTGTCGGGTAACCTGCGTATGAAGAGTCTGTAACAATTGGCAGCGCGGCAGGTATAGCCGCACCCGAAAACGTGATACTTTTTGCAGAGTTGTCAAATTGAACTTTTAACCTTGCTGCGTTTTGCAATGCAGTGTTACCGTTGACCTGTGTACCGTCATATTGAATAGTCAACAACGAAAACACGTTGGCTGTTAAAAATGATGGATAGTTTGAGACAACTCCGTATGACGATACACCACCTATTCTAATAGTGACCCCAAAATCCGTGCCCGAAAAATAGATATTTAAATAATCGGTAGAGCTAGCACTTGCTCTCCACAAAAAAGATCCACCCGACCCTATCACGTTTTTGCTAAATAGGAGAACCCATGAAAACTGGGTTGCTCCACTAACTTGAGTAATGACTCCAAGGTCAACCCTCGAATTTGCGGCGTTTAAAAGTAATGATTTGCAAATCACACCAGCTTGGCTATATGTACAGTTAGACACCGTTCCGGTATACGCGCCTGTCTTGTCAGGAATATTACCGCTCGCTACATCGTAACCATGAGCCGAAAAACAATTACTATTAGTGTGCGCGGTAGCAGCGTTAACAGCGCCAGCCCCAGGTACGATACACAAATATAACGTTTTTCCAAGAGGTGAGATTGCGCTATCACATACACCCCAACCTGTTTTGCCTGCTATACTGGATGTCGGGCAAATGTATCGTGGCCGTAACGTGTCAGACACTGCGTCATACACGACAATATCACTTAAAGCCGTGACCGCGCCCCACCAAGCTGCACTACATTTTGACAAATCAAAATTTATGCAGTTATTTGTTGTATTTGGGTAGTCAGCATTTGCCGCAACCTTAACCGCGGCAATTTTGGTTGTTCCTACAGGGAAACCCATCAGAACCTCCTATTAAATTACACCTGTGCCGATTTTATTGCAAGTTGGCCAAATGGCTTCTAGAGCAATAAGATTAAGCGCCCCATCTGTCATGTTACCATATGGATCAGCTGGCCACCTCTCATTGTGTATTAAACTTGGGCGCAATGTCCCGTTATACTTACCACTAGGGTAGTTATTAGCGAATTCGATAAGCTGTTTATCAGTTACGCCTTTACCGACAAAAGAGGCGTGCGTCTCGGTTATTGTACCCTCAAGTATAGCTTGACAATGTTTTTTCATTGATGCATCAAGTTTTTGCCAGTTTGTCACAGCTGTTGTAAGTGCAAGTTCTTTGTCAAGATTATACGCTTGCTGTAGTGTCCATGCCATAATAATACCTCTCTGTGGTTTAAAATTTAGATGCGCTCTTTACCTTGCTCAGAGTTGCGACACACGAGGTGTCTTTTACATGTCTGTGTTCTCTGATGAGGGTGACTTTAACGCATCTTGTAGACCCTTATTTTTTGTTTATTGCATCTTTTAAAAAGATAGCTAAAAGACCTGTAACTATTAGCTGAGCACCATCAGCCATCTCACCTTGAACCACTAGGCCGATCCCAGAAACCACTGAAACTAACCCAGCCCAAAAAGTCTTTGACTTTAACATAGAAGCCTCCGTTTAAGGTAACATTAGAATAGCACCAGTGACTGAAGTAGAGTTATCCTCCGCAGTCGCTGCCACACCTATATATGTGCAGTATATTACCGCACCAGCTGACAAACTACCAAGATCAACTTTAGTGCCGTCTACGCCTACAAGAGTCACTGTACCAGCCGTTTTAACTAAAAGTCCTCGTGGGTATCTTCCACTAACAGTGACTTGGGCACTGTCTGAAGCAGTAACTTTTGTTGGGCTACCAACAATAACTACTTCGTATCTAGCTTTATTAGCATCAAACGAACCACCGCTCCAAGCTGCCATACTACACCTCTTTCAGTAAATTGAAGTCTTTTGGATTTCCACCTTGCTTTAGAACCAAGAAGATCAGAGCAGATCGCATGGCACTTAACTCGTCTTTTACACCCTCAATGCCGCAAGAGCTAACATGCTCTTTAAGCTGAATATCGACATACTTATACATACTATCTTGGTGCCACAGTTTTTCATGGTTTTCTATTGCTTCTTTAATTTGTTTTTTAGAAGAACTGTTTCCTGCTAAAGAAGTAATAAAATAAGTAATTAATGCTGAGATTATTGCTGTTATTACCAATAAAAGAACCTTCTCTACCACGCTAAGCTCCCTCCTTGAAAAAAGTACCTGACGGTAAAGCCAGAATTTTTTTGCATTTTATATGCG